TGGAGACAATGACGCTGGCTGTCTGTGATGGTGAACAAACATTGATTACCGATGGACTGCATACTCGCAAACTTAAAAACGAGCCTGCACGGTTTTTATTGAGGGGAAAACTATAGTGTTGAACTTTCAAACAATCGGGTTATACTTAAGCTGTATTAAGTGTTTTGCTTCTTGCAAGATTTGTGGAAAAGATAGTTTAATTGCTTCGAGATTACTATCCCGGTTTTTCATTCAAACTGCATCAAGCCAAGATAGCAAGTCCTGCAAAGGTGAGCATCTAGTAACACGCGTAATGGCTAACCTGTCAAAAGGTTGGTTTGTATTCACGCGATTCCTTTTTTGTTGCCCAACATAAACGCATAACAAACGGGTAACGATATGGACGAACAACTCCTTTATCGCGAAATCCAGATTGATAGCAGCCGTGCGGATGCAAAAGCCCGAACGGTCGAAGCTTCATTCAGTAGCACTGAACCTGTTGAACGCTATGACGGGCTTGAAGTTCTGTCCCATACAGAAAGTGCTATTGATATGAGTCGCGCCTCACAAGGCCTGGCATTGCTTCTAAACCATGATCCGACTGACTCTGTCGGGATTGTCGAAAACATCCAGACTGATGGCTCAAAACTTAGAGGCACATTGCGCTTCGGTAACTCACAGCGCGCAAAAGAAGTCTGGGCAGACGTACAAGATGGAATCATGAAATCACTATCAGTCGGTTATCGCGTACTCGATACGCAAATCATTGACGACATTAACGACCAACCCGCATACATGGCGACACGCTGGCAGCCATACGAAGCCAGTCTTGTTTCCATTGCAGCAGACACAACTGTCGGGATCGGTCGATCACATACAGGAACAAAAGTTATGACTACAGAAACACAAACGCGCTCACAGCAGCGCAAAGAAAACAAAACGGTCGCAGAAGAACGCGAACGCACAGCAGACATTTTGGCAATCGGCTCGACGATGGGCGTCGATACCGACCTGACAAACCGATTCGTGCGAGACGGAAAAAGCGTCGATGCGTTCCGAGCGGCAATTCTCGACATGATGGGCAACGGCGAGCCTTTCAAAGCATCCGATGACGATTTTGTTCTGGGTCTGACTGAAAGAGAAACCCGCAGTTTTTCTCTAAGCAAACTTATTTTGGCTCAAATTGATCCCAGCAAGTTCGCACGTGACGCCGCTTTTGAAATTGAATGCTCTCGCTCACTATCTGACAAACTGGGACGCCAGCCACAGGGCTATTTTCTCCCCGGAGAAATCACCAAACGTGCGCTAACTTCAAGCGGTAGTGCAGGTAGCACGATCGGAAGCGATCACCTCGGCGGCAGTTTTATCGAAATGCTGCGAAACAACACGCAAGTAATAAACGCGGGTGCGACTGAGCTTAGTGGCCTAGTCGGAAATGTTTCGATACCACGGCAGACCGGTGCAGCAACAACGGCATGGATTGCAGAAGGCGCAGACGCTACCGAAACCGATCAGACTTTTGATAACGTGGTCTTGTCTCCAAGCACACTAAGCGCCTGGACAACCTACACACGGCGCGTACTACTGCAATCAAGCCCGTCTATTGATCAGATAGTTATGTCTGACCTCGCAAGCGTGATGGCGATCGAGATCGACCGGGCGGCTATTGTCGGATCAGGCACAGGCGAAGAACCAACCGGCATTTTAAATACAACCGGTATCGGTGATGTGCCTCTAGGCACAGACGGCGCAGCGCTGGCATGGTCTGATGTGGTTGACGTCCTGTCTGCGATTGAAGCGGCAAACGTTGAGGGCGGCCTGACTTTCCTAGCTAACTCACTCACCAAAGCGGCACTACTGAAAACTGAAAAGTTTACCGGCACAAACGGAGCGCCTATCTGGGACTTGGCCGCTAACGGAGCAGGTAGCCTTGCGGGCACTCCTACTCTGGTAAGTAATAACGTGCCAAGCAACTTGGCCAAAGGAACCGGCTCAGGCTTAAGCGCCTTGATATGCGGTAAGTTCTCTGACTTGCTTCTGGGTTACTGGGGCGGTCTGGATATTATGGTTGATCCTTACACGCTGGCTGCATCGGGCGGGCACAGGATCATTGCACTATATGACCTTGATATCCAAGTGCGCCATGCTGAGAGCTTTGCGGCGGCTCAAGACGTAATAGCCTAATCGGGGGCATTAAGCGGTCACGTCCCCGCATGCGACTCATAACCGCTCCTCGCGTGACCACACGGCTATGCTGTATTTCCCGCCGGGCTTCATCACCCCGGTGCAGCATGCACACCAGCCGACGCCTCCGGGCTTTACGGTGTGCAATCTTTTAACTAACCCAGGCGCAAGATATATATGGCACGTTTATCGGCAACCAAGATAGTGTTCAAGCGTGTAGGCAGAAAGACTATGCTGATTGGGTCCTACCTAGAGCTTTTATATAACGGATACGTAGCGCGCGGTTTATGCCTAGTTCCCTGCCTTCTCTAAGGCCACCACAACGAGGTTTTATATTATGGCTATGCAAGCACAAGATTGGACTATATCGGCACTGGCTGTCGAGTTAGGGAAAGACCGAAGAACGATAGCAACCAGATTGCAAGATATCGAGCCTTCTGTGATTAAAGGCAATGTCAGAAAGTACCGGATGCTTGATGCTGTCAATGCAGTATTCGGCCTTGTGTCCGGCGATCTTGATTTAACAGCGGAACGTGCAAGGCTGGCAAAAGCCCAGGCTGACAAAACGGAATTGGAAGTTGCCGAGAAAACCGGCCAGTTAATCCCGGCCGAGGAAATCGAGGCAATGTGGTGTGATATTTCATCTTCGATCAAGGCTAAAATGATAGGTCTTCCGGTCAAGGTTGCACGTGTTGCGGTAGCTGCTGGATCAATCAAGGAGATTGAAACGGCTGTGACTGACGAAGTTCACGCCATGCTGACTGAACTCAGCCGGGGTGATGCAGAACCGGCACAAATGGGCGATTAACCATCATCAAGGCATAAAAATATGATAAGTTATAGAAATACATATTTTATTATACGAGCCTGTATGGCTATTTAATGATTGTTATGCATAACCTAAGGTAAGAAACATGAAAGGACAATGGATCGGCACATATCAAGGTGATGTTGATGGTAAATTAATGGTTAATGTTGATGTGGTACATGATCATTTTGAGTGTGTTGCTTACATTAATCCGTATGATCGTAATATCCCTTCATCTGTCGCATATCTAAAAACAAAAGATAAACTTCCAGAGCAAAAAGTTACTGCACAAATTAATCCAGTTAATCCAAGAACTGGGTACCAATGTATCTGGGACGAAATTAAAAATCTCTATGATGAAGGTGTTTCTCATTCAGAAGAAGCAACCGTTACTCTTAAAATGGAAGACGGTATATTACATGTAGATGCTTTAACTGATCTTGGAGTTACTCTAACAAGCACATTGAATAAACCATCGGATTCAGACGAATCCAAGATCATTGGAGAAAAAATGTCATGGTTAGAATTCAAAGAATATATATCTGAATTATCAATTATGGATTCTGAATACCTATTTAGAGGACAGAAAGAAACATGGAGGTTACGCACATCATTTCATCGAAGAGGTCGATACCGTATAAGTGAATTTACAACCAAGGATGTTTTGCAATTACATCAGAGGCTAAGTGCTATCACGTCCCACTATTTCGATTTGTTGGTTCCAGCACAGAATGGTGCTTTTTTTAATCTTCTGCAGCATCATGGTTACCCGACTCCATTATTAGATTGGTCATATTCGCCATATGTATCATCATTTTTTGCTTTTCGGGATTGGCCTATTAGCTATAATGGTGAAAGATGCGCTAGAATTTACATTTTCAATAACAAAGCTTGGCAACAAAAATTTAAGCAAATTCAAAATTTAGACCCACCATTGCCACATTTATCGGTTATGGAGTTTATAGCAATTGATAATCCACGACTTGTACCTCAGCAAGCTGTAACAACGGTAACAAATATAGATGATATAGAAGCGTATGTGCTTGAACTTGGCGCAATATCTGATATTGAATACCTTCGAGCAATTGATATTCCAGCAAGTGAGCGTGAAGCAGCCATGAGAGATCTAAGGATAATGGGAATTACTGCTGGTTCGATGTTCCCGGGGAAAGATGGAATTTGCGAGGAACTAAAAGAACGTAATTTCAAGGAATAAGCAACCGAACAACCAGCCCGCGCCCTGCGGGTTTTTGTGCCTAGAATAAAGAAAAAACCGGCCAAAATGATGACACTGTGATGACACGGAAGTCAGGCAATAAAAAACCGCCAGCGGCGGTATCTCATAACTTGCTGTATTTAGGAGCTTATTTGGCTCCCCGGGACGGGCTCGAACCGCCGACAAGATGATTAACAGTCATCTGCTCTACCAACTGAGCTACCGGGGAATATCAAAAGCAGG